TCATGTTCTCATTTCTCCGTTTCATCGACACGTTCTACTTCAGTCCAAGCTGCGAAGTGAACCACATCATCACCATCTTTAGAGTATGAATACATACCATCAATATGACCAAACCAATATACCTTACCTGCCTCAGCTTTAGGCGAAGCCACTGGCACTCTAGCATCATCATCAGTAATAATAAACTTATCACCTCGTTTTAAATCATACAGTTTCATTTAGTACCTCCTTTGCCCACTTAATGTGGTCTAGATTTTGCATACGAGCCTTGTCATAACTCAGCTCAGGATAATCATTAGCTATTTCTTCCAACACTTTTTTATACTTTTCAGCAGTTTCTAAAACTTTTTTATACTCAGCTAAACTTTTCTGTATTTCTTCTAGCTTATCGCAAGGTATTAAAACTGTTGTGGTAGGTCTTTTGCAAATACATTTAAAAAAGCTCGGATGACCAATCTTAAAACCACAATGACAATCACTCATCGTACCACCACCTTATCTTAGGGTTAGTTCGTTCATACATATCTACAAGTTCGTGAAGTGACCACACATCATCTGTTCTTAATGTACTAAGCCACTCACCAAACCTGTGCCAGTCTTCAGACATCATCGGATCTAAGCCAATCTCTTGACCATACTTATCACCAGTTCCTCGAACATCTATTCTACCACAAGAATACTCTTGGATGATCTCATCATACTCTAAGATATCGCCTTTCTTTTTTGATGACCAAGTGCTGTCTTCATATAGAACTTTGGATACCTTATGAGTCAGTCCTTTTTTTCTGTACCAATCTAGGTTAACAACACCCATCCAGTTAATGCTATAACTAATCTTAGACATTATCATAAACCCTTATCGATAGACAGAACAATCGATATGCTCTGTATGGATTGCCACTGTTAAAGTAATACTGATTCCAATACACCGGTGTTCCTCTAAACCAAGGTAACTTAACAAACTTAATCATCTGTTTACCTCCACTCCTTGTTGAACCCTATAAGGGAATCTATCTTCTAACCAAAAACATCTACGGTCATAGTCATCGCTGATTGCCCTGTATCCTATCCACTTTACACCGTTACGTGCAGTATAGGTAGTGCAGTGCGTCATATTATCTACGTAGTGGTTCAGTGAACCATAAGCAAAGCCACCCATAAAAGCGAACACGAATACAAATGCATAACTCATAGTGTTGGTTCATCCTCCATCTCAACCATGCGACCAGTGATACGATTGTATAGTAGTCGACATGCCTTACCTGTTAGTCCTGCGAAACGATTCTTTAGCACACGTACATGAGTAGTGTTACGCTCAGTAGGATCTTCGTGTTGACCGTTACGTTCCAAGCCAATCACGATATCACTTAGCTGTGCAATTGAACCTGAACCACGTAGCTGTGCAAGTGAAGTAGCTGCACCTTCTTCGTGTCCCTTATCACTAGGACGTTTCAAGTGTGAGACAACAAACAAACTAATGCCAGTCTCTTGTACCAACATGCGAAGCTTAGTCATGATCTCATCAATTGCTTTACGTTCATCGCCTGATTCTTGTGCTGATACGATGATCGATACGTGGTCAACGAATACATACTTGCAGTCTAAACCCTTTGCCATATACCGTACACGATTAATAATGTTATCAATACTAGTACTTCCGAAGTGATCGAATAAGTATAGACGATCTGTTCCCATTGTCTTGTCAAATGCTTCACGTAATTCTTCATCGTTAGTCTCCGTATCAGGTAAATGCAATGTCTTGTTCACAGCTAAACTCATCAGTGACTTAGCAGTTTTCTTAACTGATTCTTCTAAGAACATCAAGCCAATGTTATCTGTGCTCTTGTTAAGAATCTGCCATACAATCTCACGTAAGAACTGTGACTTACCTAATCCTGAACCGGCTGTTACTGTAACCAACTCACCCTTGCGAATACCGTAGGTTAGACTGTTGATACCATCATAAGGATAATCTACCTCTGCCTTCTCTACTGGTGCATTGACCTCATCCCATAAGCTTGAACCTGCAATGATACCATCAGGCACGAACTTCTCTGCACTGTACCATGAGTCAATAAACTCTTTGCTCTTGCCTGCACTTAGGTAATCACACGCATCCTTCATGTCCGGCTTATGTTTGAAGATAGCTACCTTACTACCGAACAACTCTGCTACTTGGTTCGTTGCTTGTTGTCCTTGTTCATCAGAGTCAAAGCATAGAACAATCTTCTCAAAAGAATTCAGGTACTCGTACGCATTGCGACAATCCTTGAGTGCTGAATGTGCACCGTTACGAATTGATACTGCAGGGTACTTAGATCCGGTCATCTGAAACACTGCCAGTGCATCGAACTCACCTTCAGTAATCGTGATAGCTCTGCCACCTGCACTGAACAAGTGCTGTCCAAATAACTGAGCATCCTTCCAGTCACCGATAACACCAAAGGTTTTCTCGTTAACACCTCGTGTCTTACATGCTACCACCTTGTTATCTTTATCAGAGTAAGGGAAGTAGTACTTGTTACCGTCAGATCCTGCACCATAATAGTGCATAGTCTGTTTAGTGATACCACGTTCTACTACTGCTACTGATTCCATACTATTTAATGCTTCTAATTCCTTCATAGAGCCTCTTGGTTGCGTTTGTTTGTGTTGGGTAATACCTACCACTACATCGTTGTTAAATCGTGTCATACCACAGCTAAAACAGTGAGTGTGTCCATCATCGTAGACAGCAAGTGCATCACTAGACCCACAATCAGAGCATGGTTCATGTGTTTTAACTAGTTTACTTGTTACTTTGTTGTGCATAGTATACCTTTGCATCGTAATAATCTTTTAAATCTGAGACCACNTGATCCCATCCATACAGCTCAANGAANTCTACCAAGTCAGCTAAGGTGAANTGATAGTTNGCTTGNTCTGCNTCTAAGTATCGTTCGTATTCTAACATCTTATTAATCNTTCTTAGTTNATTATTAATTATAATAATAATTATAATTAAGTATACTACATAGTATTATTTAGTATATATAGGGTAGCAGATTCATAGATCATTGTCAACCCCCCGATTGTGATAATTATTTGCAACATAGTCCATATCCAACTGTTCGGGTGTATCTTCGTCTTCATCGTCATATAAATCATATCTTTCATAGCTAAGTACTTGATTACTAATGGTATTATAACACTTGTTACACATGTCTAAATACTCGTTCGTGTTGATTGACTTTCGTGTTGCCTCAAAGTCACTAAGTTTTTTATCACAGCATCTGCATCTCATACCTTACCTCCTTGAGTCATCCACTCTAGTATTGATTGAATATAATCAAGCTTACCTTGCAGTGCTACTTTACCATCACTAGCATATTGTTGTTTCATTAAATAGATTGTTGATTCCATATCTGATAAAAGCTTTTCCATAATTTCTTTCTTGTTCATAGTAACGCTTCTCCTACTTTGTTATATGCCCAAGTATAGGCATCATCCTTCTTGTTAAATACTTTGTGCATAACTATTGTATCACATCTGAACCTAGAATCCAAGCTCAACAGTTTATCTCTTTCGTATTCGCATTTCACAATGCGGAATAATTGATTATCTTCGTCTAATATACGGTAAATTTTCATAAGTAAGTCCTATATAAATAAATGCTCATGTGAATAATAACATACAATCCAGTGATAAGCAATAACCAATATGCCTGTCGCTCATGCTTACGATTAATCTTTTCCTCTTCTAAGAATTGCTTGCGATGTGCTTCACCAAAATCATACATGTTAGTTAATCCTTTTCTTTGTAATGGTTTCATATAGTCTAGCAAAATCTGCAACACCTAACTCTGTAATAAAGTACTCTACCATCTCTTGAATATCTGCCTTATATTTATCCGGATCATTCATAAGTATCTCTACAATATCCTTTTCAAATTTATCCCTTACTTTATCGTCAAGCTTTTTCATCACTGAGTATTCCATAAATGTACGCATCATATTATGTATTCCAAAGGTTTAATAATTCTCTATGTGCTTGTGCTCTAATTGTATTCAGCTCATCCGCTAAGTCACTGCCTGATATATCCTTAATCCATCCTTCACCATACCACGTGTTATAGGTATCGTGGTACGTTAAATCAATCCAGTTTTCACCCCATTGAATCGTGAATGCTTTCCCGCCTTGCTTTAAATACTCTGCAATGGTTCGCATAATTACTGCTCTACTAGGTTTTCTTTTATAATAGTTAATGTTAATAATTGGGTGCATTGTACTCATAATATTATCCTTTCACTGTCATAATCTTAATAACTTTTGCCATCTTTTTTCCATGTGCACGATACGCAATAATCGGTACGTCCTTAGAATAGCAAGCCCTGCACCCATTACATTTTCCATCGTGCTCATAAGCTTTGCACTCAAAAGATCCACTAGGCAATGTATCGCTAAAGATTGTGGACGTTGTTAGACCGTTGATAATCTCCCCAGTCACTGAATCAGAAGACAATCGAACCACTACATTCTCAAGCTTCATCATTGCATTAATGACTGTATCATACTTATTAAATTTATGCATCCTTGTCGGTAGCCAATGCTTAACCCATGGTGTAAGCTTCATTACCTGATAAATCTTTTCCGCTAGTCTTAAATCATACATATCCCCACTATCGAACCATCTAAAATAACGTGATGAATCTAAAGCTTGAACCATGTCGCTAACCCATGCTTCTCTTTTCCAGTCTTCTTTATTAAATTCCCTAGGCTTCTTAACTGAATCCATTAGATAGAAATTAGTAGTAGCGTAACACCCTTGACAAGCCGGTACTAATTCTTTAGTCACTGGGTCAATTGAACCTTGACAGGTATCTAAAGCCTGTAATGACCAAGACATAATCCCGTCAAGTTTACTTGTTTTTGATAGTTTAATCATAATGTTACTCTCCATTCTGTACCTTCTCCATGCTTAGATATTGCAATCAATTCTCTATACTTTTCAAAGGTAATCATTTTATGTAATACCCAATATGCACCATTATACAATTCTAGTTTAATCATTTTCTGTATTCTCCATCTCGTGAATTATAGCACGTCTCGTATTAATAATGTGCGTATATAAATTGTCAAGTGCTTCGCTAGGCGTCTCTGTACTGTCTAGGTAAGTTTGTAACTCTTCTAGCAATTGTAAAGTGTTTTCGTATTCAGTCATAATAATCTCCGTTGTTAAGTAACTGTCTCAAATTCTAGGGTTCTCGTCAATCAGTGAAAACCCTAGGTTTAATCAGTTTACAAGCTCTCGTTAATTTGTATAGATAATCTCATCAAGTATCTGCTTACGCTCATAAGCATCCGCTTGTTGCTCTAACCAATAAGCTCTCTTATCATTAATCATGGTACTATCCGCTACCTTAAATTTATTGTTGATAATGTTAATCTCCTCCCATAAAT